TCTTAATGATGATGTTAAGATAACGTTGGAGATTAGAACTGTAGATGGGGATTCTAAAGATATTTCCATCCCTAATGATGGGTTTGCTTTGGATAGGCTGACAGATCTAACTCAGATTACGTCTCCTATCCTAGGCTCTACAGACAAGCTGAATATTGGTGATGGCGGCGGATACTATGTGCAGGGTCTCGGCACTGGTGGTGAGGGTATTCCAATATACACAGATAATATCATCCCTGATGCGTATTATGCCCCTGCGTCGGTGAGGTTAAAAGTTCTTAACATGCTTGATGTGGATTCGGATATTAAGATAACAGCTTCATCAAACTCTGGGCAGCATGAGTTTGTTGCGGGAGATGCGGGTGCCAGTGCTACTACTCCTTTATTTTTCGCACTAAATGTAACTTCAGTTAGTGGTGAATATACCGACAATCCTCTTGTTGAAAGTTATAGCGGCACTTACTCTAGGTTAGTGGATAAGGCCAGTATCGATAGGTACGTGAATAATCATGCCTTGAGTATTCCCATGATGGCTCTTGATTATCGAGATCCACTATATCGGTACATTTTAGATACTTCCTCATTTACTGCATCTTTGAAAGACTTTAATTTAATTAGCTTTGAAGATCAAGGTTTCTCATCTATTGGTTCTAGATTTGTTAAGAATATACCTTTTGGATTTGTCGTAACGCCTGTTGCTGGTGGTAAGTACAACCCCTTTAATGGCGGTTCAACTTTAGATAAGACTGGTGATATTCATGTAAGATCATTATCGATGTTACCAGTTACTGATGAAAGTATTGATGGGAATCAACCTCCGATATTAGAAGCTTTTAGTTTGAATTTAGTATCAGGAATAGATAGAGTAGGTGTTGGAGAACTTGAGGATACTCAAAATATTGGCTACCGATACAATGAGGAAGACTTCACAGAAACATTCTATTCCTTAAGTTCAGGTGAGTACGGGGCCAGTGCTTCGCCACTTTCGGCACAGGGGACCGCCTATATGCTTCGGGAAGTGATTGACACGCTATCAAGCACTTATAGTGCCACTACATTTACTTGGTATGATGTCTTTAGTAGAATGCCGGTGACTAGGCTTGGGGAGATGTTCTACGACACTAATAAGGATTTCATCCTGGAAATAGGTAACGGATTTAGGGGAGGTATTACCTTGAACAATATAGAGTCTGGGTATAAGACCAACACTCGAATTATTGCGGAAGATGACCAAACTATAGTGACTGTAGCCGATAGAACTGGTGTAACTACAGTTAAGCGATAATTTTATCGCTATTATTCATACGAATTAAATACATATACATACAGGAGTTTATTATGCGTTACGTTAATGTTGATGACGATTTTGTTGGCCAAATCCTGGCCGCTAACCAACTGACCGAGTCGAAGGACATCACTGAGTCCAAAGAGGTTGAAGTTGTTGAGGAAGCTCAAGTTGAAGAGCATGTTTGCCCGCTGTGCGAGTCGGAGTTAGATGCCCCGATCTCGGAAGAGGCGATGCAAGAGTGTGTTGACTTCATCCTTGGCACCATCAATGAAGCCCTTGAGCAGGACGGCGAGTTCCTTGAGGAAGCTGAAGAGAAGGACGAGGACGAGGACGAAAAGGAAGAGGAAGACAAGGACGAAGAGAAGAGCGAAGACGACGAGTGAGGTTAAAAGATGAGTGCAAGCACGAAAGATCTTTTAGCCTTATCTGAAGGTATTCTAGCTGTTCCTCCTCCCGTGGTGGAGGCTCCTGTTAAAACTACTCCCGTGGTCGATGATGGTCTTAAGGATGTCATCGTCCCTAACGCCTATATTGAACAGGTCGTAGGGTTTAATACTGCCTTGAATGAATCCTCTGATCCTGAAAAGAAACAAGACTTGATGCCTGAGTTTGAGCCCATTACCGAGGGGACAGTCCTTAAGGAAAGGCTTGAGACTTTAGTCGAGAGCTTAAAAGAATTACTTAAAGAAGCTAGAAATGTTATGGAAGAGATGACCACTACGGGCATGATCGGAATTAACATGGCTCCTGTGAAGAAAAATGGATCTCGTAAACGTAATAAAAGAAACAAGAGCAACTAAGGCTCAAGGCTCTGCTGAGGGTAGAGAGAAGATGAAAAAAGGTGGGGCTAAGACCAAAGCGTCTAAGTCCCGCGTTAAGGTTTATGACTCTATCACTACTGCCTTAAAAAAGGGCTACGTGGGTCAGATCTTTTCTACAAAAAATTCCAACCGTCTTTACGTCATTACTAAAAGGAAATGGGGTAAGGATGATGAGCAAGAAGTTGGAGGTCGTGTGGCCAAAGGATTCTCCCCAGGAAGCATCCCCTCTAAATTTGCAGATGTAAAGAAATATGCCGTCAGAACTCTGGTCAGGCATGGTAAGCAGAAGTCCGGTAAATTCAAAAGTAAGAAGTACTGGTCTCGCAAGCAGAAATAGGATTTATTATGTTACTCGTTGAGTGCAATGTTTTAGAAAAAGTAGAAGTTATCAATGAAGGCACAGAGGGTAACACCCGCCTTCGTCTGCGAGGTAAATTCCAACAGTGCGATGAGCAAAACAACAACGGAAGGATCTACCCGAGAAAAATCCTGGAGAGCCAAGTTAAAGCTATTCAGGAGAAAATCGGTGATCGTTCCTTAGTTGGTGCTCTTGACCACCCGGCTAATGACGCTATCCACCTTTCGCAGGCTTCTCACCTTATTACTGGTTTGAACATTGGTAAGGATGGCTCAGTGATAGGTGAGTGTGAGATTCTCTCGACTCCTAATGGTAAGATTGTTGAAGCTCTGATCAACGACGGTGTGAAGATTGGCATCTCCAGCCGTGGTGTTGGTAGTGTCACAGAAGGCATCAAAGGTAAGATCGTCAACGAAGATTTCAAACTTATCACGTTCGATCTTGTTTCAGACCCGTCTACACGAGGCGCTTTCCCTGAGCTTTCGGAGTCGATGCGTGAGAATAGCCAGCGTGCCCAGGAGATTGTCTCCAAGCACAAGAAGGATCGAGTCCTGCTTACAATGCTTGAGAGCAAGATCAGCGAAGCTCTGAAGGGCAAGCAGAAGAAGCTCGATAAGAACAAGAACAATAAGATCGACTCCGAAGACTTTAAGATGCTCAGAGGTGAGAAGAAAGATGACGATAGCATGGACGAGAAATCGTTCCCCGATTTAAGTGGTGACGGCAAGGTCACGATGAAGGATATCCTCATGGGCCGTGGTGTCATTAAGAAAGGTAAGAAGAAAAAGTCCATGGAAGAGGGGAGCATTAAAGATGATCCTGAGGCTTTCAAGAAGGCTAAAGCTAAAGCGGAAGCTAAAGGTCAGAAGACAGAAATGCCTAAGCCCAAGCCCAAAGAAAGCATCGACATCAGATCGGCTGTCGTAGAAGGCTTCAAAAAGGTCTGCTGGGGTGATCGATACGATGAAGGCGAGACGAAAAGAAGGAATAAGCGCATGAGACAGGCTATGGACACACGCGCCGGAGCACAGAGACCAAGCCTTGATACGCCAGAAACAGCCCGTTCAAAGGCGTATGATGCTCTCAAAGGTGACTTTAGTGGTGTAGCAAAGTCATACCTTAAGGCTAAACAATATGGGAGAAGTGGTGAAGCAGCAGCGGCAAGAGCACGCGCTAGAGCGACAGGTGTGAGAGTGCCCGTAAAGCCTAAACCCAAAAAGAAATAATCAATAAACCCAAGGAATGAACCATGCCACAACATGATGACTATGAAGATGTAAATAACAGCAAGCAGACAATTATCGTGAAAGACGAAAAAGCAGCAGTAAGAATGAAGCGCGAGGAGGCTAAGGCCGCCCGTGAAAAATACAAAGCTGTTGTAGCTCGTGAGCGAGAGGAGAAAGCTGCGGAGCGTGCGATTAAGAAAGATCAGATCCAGCTTGAATTAACCAAGCTGAAACTGTCTCAGAGTGCAAGTGAAAAAGCTCGTACTAACATCGCTCTTACAACTCCGGCCCTGCTCGTCTTACTTGTAGGTGGCTTTATTGTCATGCTTGGCACTGGGGCTATCCCAGATGAACAGGTATCGGTTGCTTCTGCTCTGCTTACGCTCGTGAGCACAGCTTTGATGCAAAACTTACGCTCTATCGTGTCTGAAGGTGCTGCTGATGCGTCCGATGCTAATGGCAACGGAAACGGACACGATAAAAAGAAAGCTGAGAACACTAAGAAATGACAGACCTTAAAATGCTACTTGCTGAAGACCTGCGTAAGTGGGTTCAACAACGCTGGGTTGATATTGGTGCCCCTAAGAAGGGTGGCGGTTTCAAACCGTGCGGTCGTTCAAAAGGTGAGAAGCGTAAAGGTTATCCAAAATGCGTGCCTGCTGCAAAAGCGGCTAGCATGAGTAAGGGTCAAAGAAAGTCTGCTGTCAAACGTAAAAGAGCAGCAGGCAATCCAGGAGGCAAACCAACCATGGTATCTACATTTAAAAAGAAAGCTAAGAAGAGAGAAGCCCTTGAAAGGCTTGGCAAGTTAATTGAAGGCAAGCTTTGCCCTAAAGGTAAAGCGGCTGCAAAGCGCAAGTTTGATGTCTACCCTTCGGCTTACGCTAACATGTATGCCTCTGCTGTTTGCAGCGGTAAGGTAACTCCTGGCGGTAAGAAGGGTAAGAAAAAATAATCTGTGTTAAAAATACACAAGTACCCTACATACCTACATAGAGGTTTAAAATGTCGCAAAGTAAAGAAATTTTAGATTCGGTTGCTGAGTATCTTCCTGAGGGCTTGGATGAAAGCACTCTTGAGAAGGTATCTGAGCTTGTCGCTGTAATCATTGATCAGCGAGTCGAAGAGCAGGTAAGTGACCTGTCCACGAAGGTCCAATCTTTTATTCGTGGTAACATCGAAAAGTTAAAAGAGCAAGCCCTTAAGGAGCTTGAGCTTGAAAACGAGACGTTCCGTAACGCTCAAATGTTCGAAACTGTCCGCTCGATGTTTGCATTAGAGAACACCAACCAGGATGAAATGAATGGTATGGAAGTTCTTGCGTCCCTTGGCGAGCAACAAGAGGAGAAGAACCAAGCTCTCCTGCGTCAAGTTGATAAGCTCCTGAAGGAGAACGTTAGCCTTAAGCGTGAGTCTAAGGTTGCTAACGATAAGAACCATAAGTTAGAGGAGGCTCTGCAAACTGTTCAAACGCAAGTTGAGAGTATGCAAGAATCCGCTAGCGCGGAGAGGAAACTCTCTGAAACGGCACTGGTCATCAGTGAGGATAACTTCAAAGTGAAGGAAGCTGATGAAAAGTTAAATGAAAACCACGCTGGCCATGGTAATGAATGGATCAATCAAGGCGTGTTAGAAAAACTCAACAGTTATAGAGGTTAAAATGACCGCATTAGATAGAAACGAATTACTGAAGCGTTGGGAACCACTCCTTGAAGGTATCGGGGATGATCACATCGCGTACCAGACCGCTCGTCTCTTTGAAAACCAAGCCAAAGAATTTACGAAGCAAAGTCTGAACGAAGAATTAAGCCCTGCGGCTACCACCACGGGTAAGATTGGCACTTTCCAAAAGTTCGCCTTCCCGCTCATCCGTCGTACCTACCCGGAACTCATGTTCAACAAGATTGGTGCCACCCAGGCCATGGACGGCCCGGTTTCGCAAATCTTCTACATGGGTAACTCGCGTGCGATCGGCGCTCAAGAGCAAGTGATGTACTCGAAGTTCAACATCACCCCTCGCAACCTTGTTGCTGGCCGTATTGGCTCGCAGTCGGGTGTTGCTGGTCAAGCCGGTAACCCTCAAGGTGTTGCTTTTGATCCGGCGGACGGCACCAGTGCTCTTACAAGAAGTGCTGTTGCAGGCGGCACGCTCCCTGGTGGCAGCTTCGACCTTTCCAACGTCCTTGGTAACAACAACGTTAAGGATGGTAGCCCTTCGACCACGATGGGTGGCAAGCTGGCCTCCTTCCCGAGTGCGACCACTATCCTGGGTTACGCGGTTTCTTCTGCTGAAAGGCTCAAGAACCAGGAGATCCCCGAGGTCAACATGCACATTCAGAAGCAAACGGTTCAAGCGCGTGAGCGCAAGATGAGAGCCCTTTGGACCCTGGAAGCTGCTCAAGACCTTAAGGCTTACCACAACCTTGATATGGAAGCTGAACTGACGGATCTGCTCTCGAAGGAAATGAACCTTGAGATCGACCGTGAACTGATCGAAGACATTCGCATGATCGCCTATGGTCCTGCTGCCCTTGGTGGCGGTTGGGGTGGCTGGTACCTTGAGTCGCTGTACCAAGGTAACGCTGACAACTTCCAAGGCATTGGCGGTACTGGTGAAGGCGCGACCCCTGGTGGCACGTTCATCGCTGGTGCTTACGAGTACGATTTCAACGCGGCTCTGACATCTGAGGAAGCTGCGGTTGCCACGGGCGACATCGGCGGTACTGCTGGCGACGGCATCAACCGTAGATACTCGAACGTCTACGTCATGGATCTGAACCACTTTGCGACTACGGGCACGAGCTTCGCGCCTCAGACGCTGGGTCACATCTACTCGAATGTTCTGGCGATGATCAACTTCGCTAGCACGGACATCTACCGCACGACTCTCCGTGGTGCTGGTAACGTCATCATCACCTCCCCGGTTATCGCATCGATGCTTGAGTCGGCTGCGAAACTTGAAGGTGGCCTTCCGGCGGACGCGGGTCCGACTGCGGGCGCTGTTGGTAACCAAATCACCTACAAGGGCAAGTTTGCCGGTAAGTACGATCTGGTTGTTGACCCGATGTTCCCCGAAGACGAAATCATCGTTGGCTACAAGGGTGCGAACGCGATGGACGCTGGCTACTTCTACTGCCCGTACATCCCGGTCCAGCCGCTGGACACGGTGGTCGATCCTGAGACCTTCCAACCGAGAAAGGGCATCCTGACTCGTTACGGCAAGGTTGCGGTTCAGCCTGCTTCGAGATTCTACCGCGTGATCCGACTGATCGGCACTGGTAGCGATTACCTGACACCGGAAGTGTTCAGACAGACGGCTGCGGGTGGTAACACCTTCAACGCTGCTGGCCTGTATGATACTAAGGGTCCGATTGGCTAATAGCTAACAGCTAAACAACGGAAGAAAGGGCTCAGTTTTATACTGAGTCCTTTCTTCATTTCTAGGGTAAATATATTTGATATGCCTGAGTACGGAGACAAAGTAGGAATACCAGTTGTTAGAGCTTATGGCTCTTCATATGGGACATATGGAGGCAATAGACTTAAGGATTATAAAAGTCCAAAGGATACTGATCTTAATAACAAGGATGCTAAAGACGTAAACGAATTTAAAACGTTTAATAGAACTATAAAAGATTACGTATTAGCGAAGCTTGGTCATCCCGTAATTGATGTTGAACTTGATGACTTTCAAATTCAAATCTGTATTGACGAGGCCATTTCCAAGTTAGAGTATCACGCTCCTGATTGGATGACTCAGTATGCAGTGTTCAAAACTGAGGCTGGTGTCAATGTATATGAGCTTCCTCAAGAAATTGCAGATAATTTAAATGACTGCTGGTACCGAAGAGACTTCTTCAAGTTTGGCGCGAATCCTGGCTCACTTGAGTTTGATTTTGCTGTCATGTTTTTCACGAATACTGGGTTATTTAATAATTATAATGTTAGCCAGTATCTTCTTATGCAACAATACCTGAAACAGGTTAAAAATGTTTTAGGTAAAATGTCTACTTGGCAACTTGTTAATAATAAGTTTTTGCATATTTGGCCTAAGCCTGAGGAGAATGATGAGGATGTTCTTTTAGAGTTTAGAGCCTTTGATCCAAGTAATCTTCACCATGCATATAAGAGTTGGTTACAGAGATATACTCTAGTTTTATCTAAGGAGATCTTAGGTGGTATTAGAGGTAAGTATCAGACTCTCCCAGGTCCCGGTGGTGGAACCAGATTGAATGGAAGCGAATTGGTAGCTGAAGCTCAACGAGAAAAGGAAATGCTTATTGAAGAGCTTATCACTGAGATTGAGCCTCCTGCATTATTTGATATCTTCTAATGTCTAGATTTAAGGTAAACACACCTCCTACGAATTTTCCTGAGGAGAGGGATACTAGGTTATCGTTATTCAAAAAGAAGAACGATAAGAACTTATTTAATATGGTGGATGCTGAGAACATTAAGTTGTCAGGATCTCGAATTAAAGTATTTGAATACATCCCCTCTAATGACATTGATGATGTATACCAAGAGTCTAGGCAGAAGACTATAGCACAAGAACCTGTTACCTTATGGGCTCACTATGATCCTCGACCAATCGAAGAGAACCTTTCTCAGTTTGGTGTAGAGATGCAAATAGATCAAGTGTTTGTATTCAACAAGTCTTACACTGAAAATATCATGGGTCGATCCATCGCCATAGGTGATGTGTTACAACCTGAGTTTCAAGAGATGAAGTTCGAAGTGTTCGAAGTCCAGGAAGATAGCTTTGAAGCTTATGGTGTTTACCATCTAATGGTTCATGCTAAACTTCTCAGGGACACGCAGGACATTCACAATCAAGAACTCTTTGATCGTCCTGATCAGATAGGGGGTAGATACTAATGCCTGATAAGGACGCTTTAACCGTTAGGAATAGGATAGTAGAGCTTACAACCACAAAGTTACTACCTGTTATTGATAATGTTTATAAAGAGAGCTTACGTAGTATGCTCCATATCTTTGGGAACATTTACTATATTGATGGGAATACAAACAGAGTGAAGATCAAATGTTCCCATGGTAATCCTGAAAGAATTGCTGGTCGCCTTAAAGCAGACAACACTCTCATCCTGCCTATGCTGACCATTGTCGAGGCAGGCACGGACAGCGATGCAGCAAGAATGCGCTATCAGAATATTGTTAGTGAAACTCACTTTGATAAGGATAAGTTGAGAGCAACTAGAGTTTTAAGCTTGCCTCCAAGACCAATTAATATCAGCTATGACATCAATATTTGGTGCAAGTACAAGGCTGATATGGACATGATTAGGGCTAGCATTTTCTCCTTGTTTAGTCCTGATTTAAATATCGAAACACAATACTCAGTACATAACAAGGCATTTATTGACAGCGAGCGGGATGTGGGG